TAGCAAGATTTGTAGGTGATAAAGCTATGAAAAAGCCAGTTAAGGATAAAATGGTGAAAGGAAGTGTAGACAAAGCAAAAGAGTACGAGTGCGAATACTGTGGTCGTGTGTTTGATAGTCCACAAGGTAAGGCAGCACATCAACGTTTTTGCGAAGAAAAGAGTGATAAATAATGACAATAGAGCCAGAAAAATTATATTCAAGGCAATTAAAAGAATTATTCAATAATAGTCTAAACACAAACGGATTACTCTCAACTAGTAATACAATGCAGTATTATATTAATAATGGATTAGGATGGAATATAGCATATAGTTTTACAGTTACAGGTAACTCAACTGCATATTTAGCATTTGAAACTGGTACAGAAAGAATACACGCTGTACAAAGAAAAATAAAAGTAGTTAATGAATCTAGTCAAGAAGTTGGTTGTACTGTAACCACTCTCAAAAATGCAACAGTTGATGCACTAGGAACAGATATTACTGACACAACAGTATTTAATGCCGACTTAAATTCTAATAATGGTATAAATTTGACAATGTATGATGAAACTACCACTATAAGCGACGAAGGTACAGAAGCACCATTTAGCAGTACAATTATAGCTGATAGAAAATCAGCCAATCAAGAATTTATAACTAATCAGTATATATTAAGAGAAAATGGAATTAGGGTATTAAAATTTGAGAATATAACTAACAATGATTTAATTATTGAATATGCTTCAACTGGTTATCAAGAAGAAACAGAGTAGGTGATTAGATGAGAGATATAGAGATAGTAACACAAACAAAATCAGACTTAACGACATTATCAGATGTAAAAGATTATCTTGGTATTACTACAAGTGATGAAGACGATCAACTAGAAGTATTAATTACAGCTGTAAGTGATTTCATCAAAAATGAAACTGGTAGAGAGATAGTTGAAACTGAATACAAAGAAAAAATAGATGGTAACAGAAATGAAGCTATTGTATTAACTCAATATCCTGTTATATCAGTAGAAAAATTAACTGTTGATGATGAAGAAATAACTGACTACTATCTATACAAAGAAAACGCAGTAATAAAAAGAGAAGCAATATTTGACGATTGGGATGAACATCGAAGTTATTATTTTCCAGAAGGTAAGCAAAATATTGTAGTAGAATATACAGCAGGCTATGAAGATGTACCTCTGGATATACAAAAAGCAGTATGGGATATTATACAGTCAACTAGAAAAAGTAAAAAATATGCTGGATTAAGCAAATATGCAATAGGTGATGAGAGTATGACATTTTCAAGAGGGTTAGTACCTTCCGAAGCAATAGATACTATTATGGAATACAAGTCGGTGATATAAATGTATGGTGAAGTAGCAGATGCAATATTACAGGAATATACTTCAACTGAAAACGATTTAGGTGAAACTATTGAGTCTTGGTCTGATGTAGAAAGTTTTCCTTCTAGATTGTCAAGATTAGATGCTGAAAGGCGTTATGAGTCTAATCGTTATACAGGAGTTGTAGAATGGCGTTTATATGCTGATATTGATGAGGTTAATGCAAATATAGAAAGAGATAAACACAGAATAATATATGATAACGCAACGTATAAGATTGAAAGTGTTAATGATGTTGATAAACTAGGAAAACGTTATCAGATTGACCTAGTAAGGACTGATTGATATGCCAGTTAAGTTTTATACTGACGAAGTGATTAATTTTTATGATGAAAAAGTTGAAGATGCAGTTGAAAGGGCTTGTAGATTAGTAGAAGCTGACGCAAAGAAAGATGCACCTGTCGATACAGGGCGTTTAAGAGCTTCTATACGTATTGAAGTAGAAAGAATAGAGAAAGATATAGTCGAAGGAAAAGTGGGTACAAATGTAAATTATGCACGTTATGTAGAGTTTGGTACTAGTAAACAATCTGCCCAACCTTATTTGCGACCAGCCTTAAGGAATAACTTTAAAGAAATAGTCGCAATTATACAGGAGGCGGTTAGATGAATTATGCTTATGAAGTTATTGTTGCAATTACAACAAGAAAAAATGACAGCAGTACAGAAAGCCAGGCGTTAAGGAATAAGGCAAATGAAATAAGTTTAGGCTCTGCTGATGCAAGTGATAATTATATTACTTATCAACTTATTACTTCACAGCACGAACAAACATTTGGATCATATATAGAAAATACACTATTCCAATTTGATATATTTTCTACATCACAAACTGACGCATTAGAGTTAATGTCATTACTGGAAGATGTTTTTGATGACACGGAGTTGTCGATAAGTGAATATGAACAGATAGAATGTACACGTAACAATTCAAATTTCGTTAATAAGGAAGAAGAAACAGGATTATATCATTATTACGTTGAGTATGATATCAACGTAGAACAAAACAAATAAGGAGTGATTATTGTGGCAACAGCAGGAAAAGGTGGAAGTGTAGTAGTCGATAGCACAACATTAGGCGAGATTACTGAATGGAGTCTTGACGAAGATATTAACTTAGAAGAAACTCCCGTTTTTGGTGATGAAGTGGTAACTCATACAGGTACACTCAAGAGTGCATCTGGAACATTAACAGGATATTTTAACGAAGCTGATTTGAATGAAGTTGACGTAGGTGCAAATATAACAAACTTAGAATTATATGTAGATGGAACAGCAAATGTTGCAGGTGAAGCTATTATATCTACAAGGTCAGTAACAAACGTTGTAGATGGAGTTGCTGAAATGGACATAGACTTTGAGATGCAAACTGCACCAACTTGGACAACATCATAAAGTAGGTGATTAGATGGCAACTTCTGGGGAAGTGGGAGCATTTTTTGCTCCTACGATTGATGATGAAGGCAATATAATAACTAGCACTATAACTGATAATTTTACAAATGATGGAGGAACTGAATTTACACTAAGCAGTGAATATATTCATCCTAAGAAAACAGAAAAAATACTTGTCATAAAATATTGGGATGAAACTACTTCAAGAGAAGAAACAGATGTTGTAGGTGATGAAGCAGATATTATAGGAACAGTAGATGAAAGTGGAAGTACATTTATTAATTTGTTATTCCAAACTAACAATGAAGAATTTAAGGTTAGAATGAATTTCAATTATCTCTTAGGTGAGGTTAAATTATCAAAACCAATTCCTAGTGAAATAGAAGAATTTTCAATCACTTATGTAAAAATTGATGAATTAGAACAGGTAGGTGGATTTTTTGAATGGGAATTTGGTGAAGAAGCAAAATTAGAAGAAAGTACTACATTTGCAGATGATGGTATAACTAAAAATACAAGTTTGCTCCAGGAATGGGATGCAGTAGCAAGACAACATTATGGTGTCGATGATAGATTTGAAGATGTTGTTGGTGACTATATGGTTGTTGCTTTGTATATAGACACAGAAACTGGAAAAAGATTTGAAGGTTGGGGAATTATAGGAAACAAAGAATTATCCTGTCCTATCAATACATTAATAGAAAAATCAATATATATTCAAGGGCAGGAAAAGTTATATTATAGAGAGTAGGTGATTAGATGGCAACTGCTGGAAAAGTAGGAGCTGTATATGCTCCAATCGAAACAGATGGTACAATTGACACAAGTACAACTACTGATACATTTTCAGGTGATGGTACTACTACAACTTTTACATTGACTAACGAATATATATTAATGAATAGTGTAACAGTTACAGTAGGTGGAAGTACTACAAAAGCATATAATCTTAATAGAATAACAGGTGAATTAGAGTTTGATAATGCACCTGCTAGTGGTACTGATAACATTACAGTTGAATATACCTATCTAGATGGATTAGAGCAGGTAGGTGGCTTTTTTGAATGGTCTGTCGATGAAGATGCTGGATTAGAAGAAAGCCCAGAATTTGGCGATGAAGTTATAACTCACACTCAAACACTTGAAAGTTGGAGCGGAAGTGCTGATATGTATTTTGGTGTTGATGACCGTTTTGACAATTGGATAGGTGAAAGAGTAGTATTAGCATTTTATATCAATGATGAAGCAGGAACATTGCAACGCTTTGAAGGTTGGGGAATTATAGGAACAAAATCTACAACTGTACCAGTTGACGCATTAGTTGAACAAAGTATAGACTTAGAAGGACAATCAAAACTAGTATATAGGGAGGGCTAATATGAATAAGATTGATTTTATAAGAGGAAAAGCAGTAGAATATGAGTGGGGTAAGAATAGAACTCTCACTATTAAGCCGTTAACTAACGGTGAATTAATAGATTTAGTAGATGAATTTCAGGATGAATGGAGTGCTGCATTAGATACAGAATTAGAGGACCAGGAATTTCTTGATGTAATAAGAGAAAAACCAGTTTATTTTATTAATCAGATAGTGAAAGAAGAATTTACGCAAGATGACTTCTTAAACGGTTATCCTAACGATCTATACAATATTTTTGCTACTTTCAAAGAAGTAAATTTTACATTCCTGAGTCGCTTAATGGACAGCCAAATAGTGCAGATGCTGCAACCGAAGCAGACTCAGTAAGCGAAGATGAAAACTTTGTAGAAATAGTTGAATTTCTATCAAATAAGCATAATATAACAATAGATTATATATTCAACGAAATGTATAGACCACAAACTTTCATCTTATATGAAAAAACTATTAAAAGAGAATATCAACAAAATATAGCAAAAAATAAACAAAACTGGCAAATAGCATCTCACATATTAGCTGGAATATATAATACAGCTATGGGGAACAAGAGAAAGCAAAAGTCAGAGGATTTTATGCCAGAGTTTGAAGAAAATCCTTTTGCGGAACAAACTAGAGAAGAAGAATTAATGGGAAAAGCAGAAAAATTAGGACTTAAGACACCGTCAACTAAAAAATTATAGGCGGTGTCTTTCTTATAGAAAGTAGGTGATTGAATGCCAACGTTAGGCGAAGCTATTGTTAATGTTAGAGCTGACAACTCAAAGTTAAAATCTGGATTAAGAGATTCAGAAAGAGCAACTAGACGATCAACTAGAAAAATGTCAGGTTATTTCAAAAATGTACAAAATAATCTTAATAGAATAGGCTCACAACTTAATAATATAGGAAGGCAATTAACTAGAAGCGGCGGAATAGGTCTTGTAGGATTAGGTGCGGTTATGACAGGATTAGTAAAACCTGCTGCTAATTTGCAGGAAGAACTTGCTAATGTTAATACATTATTTTCACAAACAGCTTTTAATGCCGACCAATACCGGCAAGCTATATTGGAAATGTCAAAACAAGTGCCGAAATCAACTAAAACTCTAACAGAAGGTTTGTATCAGATTAAGTCAGCAGGTATTGATGCAGGCAACACATTAAATTTCTTAAAAGTAGCAAGTGTTGCAGCAACAGCAGGTGTTACAGATGTAGAAACTACTGTTAATGCTCTAACAAAAACATTAGCTGCTTACGGTGAAGAAGGCGATCAAGTATTAAAAACTTCTAACAAATTATTCAAAGCTGTTGAGTTAGGAAACATACGTTTTGGACAATTAGCTGAAATACTACCACAAGCAACAGCTATGGCAGCATCAGCTGGAATGAGTATGGATGAACTGTTTGGTACTATTGCAACAGGTGTTCGTACATTAAAGCCAGAGCAAGTTGCAACTGGACTTGCACGTATGATTACAGGATTAGAGAAAGCGTCAGATGAACAGCAAAGATTAGCCGAAACAATGGGATTTGAATTTACTATTGAAGCATTTCGTGAAAAAGGTATAGTTAGTTTTCTTAAGGATATGAGAGAAGGATTAGAAGATACCGATGTAAGTTATAGAGAATTTTTCAGAAGAACTCAATCAGCTAGACTTGCTAATGCACTACTCAATGAATCATTTGACGATCTATCAAAAAATATAGAAGGAGTATCAGATAGTACAGGTGCAATTAATACAGCTTTCGAAAAACAAGTTAAAGTATTAAATAATCAAGCTACATTGGCTTGGAACAACATAATAGCATTAGTGAAAAATGTAGGAAATGAAATGTTACCTTCTATAACTGATATGGTGAAATCAGTAAGAGGATTTGCAAACGCATTAGACGAAGTATTTTCTCAAAAAACTGATGAAGCTAAACAAAATATTGGTGAAGCTATTGTAAGAATAGGAAAATTTGCAGGTGCTATGCTAGGATTAGTAACAGTTGCAGGTTTACTCTCAATGGGGTTAGGACTTATAGTCAATGCAGGTGCATTAGTTGCAGGTGTATTTGCTTTACTAATGAATCCTATTGTACTATTAGGACTAGCAATGTTCACACTATATACAGCTTGGAAAAACAATTGGTTTGGTATAAGAGATAAAACAAAGGAAGCATACGACAAAATAAAGCCGATGTTAGATACGTTATGGAATATATTACAACGTGCTTGGGATTGGACTATTAAATTAGGAAAAAATATTATAAACTGGATACTTAACACTACTTGGGCTGAAAAATGGCAAGATATAAAAGATTTAATTACAGGTACTTGGAAATGGGCTGTTAATATAGCCAGTGATGTTAAAGACTATCTGTTAGATACTAAAATAGGTAAAAAAGCACAAAAGTTTTGGAAAAGTTTTAAGGATTTAATAACTTCTGGTTGGAAATTCACTCTTAATCTTGGAGAAACAGCTAAAAAGTGGTTTGAGGATAAAGATGTATTAGGAAAAGGTAAGCAAACTATCAAAGCTGGTATCGAATGGACAGGTGAAACTTTCAATCAACTAAAAGAAGGCGACTTAACTAACGTATTAGGATTAACAGAAAAAGCACTAAAACTTGCAATAGGGCTAAAACTTGCAGCAGGAGCTACAACTGCATTAGCATCATTAATTACAACTAATTTAGCTAAAGCAGCAGGTTTTGCTTCTGGTACATTCGGATTTGCAGCATTACTATTGGGTATAGAATTAATAAAAGCATATAATACAGGTGATTTTGGTAATGTTTTTGATTCATTAATAGCCGCATTAGTAGGTGGAGTTGTAGGATTAACATTTGGGCCACAAGGTGCAGCATTAGG